TGATTGAATATAACCCATTGCTTATATACCCATGCACTGCTGCTAGCGTATGATTATATAATCGGTGACTTATATTCCTTTATCAAATGATAAATTAACAGGCTATAAGGAGGGGGTGGGGGGAAAATAAGGGGTGTGTAAAATGTGCGTAAGGCACCTTATGGAATTTTTATAAGTTTTTAGATTAAGGGCTATAGTCGTAATAAATTACTCCCGAGCGTTTAAAACGCTGTTTAAGGCTTTATTTAGGGGTGGGTGGTACATGGGTAGCCTAGTGGGTAAGATCTCTTTAATTTGGGGGGTTATAATCGATTCTAGGGCTATTGTTGGGTTTCGGTCACCTACGGTTCCCTTTAGGGAATCCGTGACGGGATAGAAAGACCCTGACGTTCCCTTACGGGAGTGTAACGACTCTACGGTTCCCTAGTGATGGGATTCTCAAGCTGTAAGCTCCTAGTCTTCTATGTATAATAATAATAAAGAATACATTAATAAATAAAATAATTAAAGCTATAATTGTATAGCTTTAATCATTTTATTAAATACATTAGACTACTAAACTTAAAAAAGTTCCGTTGAACACAGAACTTTTTGTAAATATATTTTTCACTAAACACTTGACAAATCACACAAAGTGTGATATAATATAGGTCTAGTTTAACTATGTCCCATTTAAAAGGTAACTATGTCCCTTAAAGAAGCAATCAATTCCTCCTTACCTGTTGCCATGAAAGATGAGAATGGCAACTGGACATGGGAGTCTAAGGTTGCCTTTGCCCAAAGACTGTTGATCCATGGGAACAACAGGATTGCGGCTGAGGAGTGTGGTATCCCATTACAGACTGCTCAGGGCTGGAAGCAAACCGACTGGTTTCCACAATTAATTGAAGAAATCAAACTTCAACATAAACTAGGGACAGCCCATAAGTTAAACACCGTAGTTGACCGTGCCTTAGACATCATCCAAGATCGAATGGAGCACGGGGACTACGTCCTGAACAACAAGACTGGAGAGATTATCCGTAAGCCAGTGGCCCTTAAAGATGCCACTAAAGTCGCTACTGACATCCTCGGTAAGAAGATTGTTTTAGAGAAAAACGACGAAACCAAGGCTGTACAACAGGATACTGTCCAGGAAACTTTAAAGAAATTGGCATCAGAATTTGCCCGATTTAACAAGAATATTTCTAAGCAAAACGCTGAAACAATTCCGTTCGTGGAGAAAGTCTAATGCCATTCATGACCAATGGGAAACGTGACTACAAGAAAGAAGTAGCGCGTTACACCTCCAAACCAGAGGTGATTAAAAAGAGAGTTGAACAGAATAAAGCCCGCAGAATGATGGAAAAGGCGGGGAAGGTTCACAAGGGAGATGGCAAGGATGTTGACCATAAAACCCCTCTTTCGCATGGTGGGACGACTACTCCAAAGAATCTTCGAGTTGTCAATCGATCTACTAATCGCTCTTTTAGTCGCCGTGCTAATGGCAGTCTTCTTAATCAAATCTCACGTAAAGGGAAATAATAATGGCCGCAGTTCGTCGTAGTGTCCGCATTGTCCTACAAACAACTCCACAACAGTTTGCCCCAGGTACTGCTGATCCAGGTTTCAAGTATGAGATTCTAGGTTCAGGTGAGTTTGCAGAATTAACATCAAATGACGTTGATGTAACATTCCCAGGCGTTATTTCTGGTCCACATACTGTACGAGTTTCAAAGCTTGGTGTAGTTATTACACAAGACTTCGTAGTCCCAGATGATGGTATGATTAACGTCCCAGTTACGGTGACAGTAACTGTAGCTTAATGAAACTAAGACGTTTAAAGTTTCGTTGCAAGAGATACAAAACAATCCGCGTACCAAAAGCGTTACGCATCAAAGTAAGGATTAAATAACATGTGGCAATCAATTCTAAAGTTCCTGGGTTTTCGTGCCCAAGCTAGGGCCGTAGGCGCTGACGCCAAGGAGGCTAACAAGGCGGCTGCGGCTGCTGTCCTACTGGAAGAACTAGAAAAGAAGGCGGCTGCTGAAGCTGCCAAGGATAAGAAGTAATGCGTCGCACTGCGTTTGTCTTGTCGTGCCTGTTTATTCCGATGATTTATATCACGGTATTTACAGTGCTTGGTTTAATTGGCAATACGCAGTTTAGTGCTGAAATGCAGTCCATGGTGATCACAGCAGTAATCTCTGGTGCCATGGGTACAATCCTAGGGTTCTTCCTTGGTAATTCTGAGAAAGAGCCCAAGGTCACAAAATAACTGAGTGTAATGTCAACCCGGTAGACGGCCTGTTTTGGAGACAGGAGACTCTCAGACCAAGCCCTTGTCGTATAGTGGTATTACCCGGGTTTTGTAGTCCCGTGATAAGTGTTCGATTCATTTCAAGGGCTCCATTTGGCAAATAAAATAGTTGATAATCCTAAAAGAGATAGATTTAAAGCTCGTAAACTTGCTGTTAAGTATAAATACAATCTTGAATGGGAAGAGTACGAAGCTCTATATTTAAAAGCTAACGGTTGTTGCGAAATATGCGAAAAGCCGTTAAGTCTTATGGTAGATAAAACTAAAGAAACAGCTTACGTGGATCATTGCCACGCCACTAAAAAAGTTCGTGGTATTTTATGTAGAGTGTGTAATGTTGCTCTTGGACATTTTAGAGATAGCAGGTTACATTTAACAAAGGCGTTAAAATACCTAGATGAGCGGAGTTAAATTAACCGCAGATATCATTAGTGGATTTTCTGGGTCATTACTACAAAATTCATTTGATGGACCTGTTGAATCCCCAGAATGTCATAGAGAATGGTGGACTTATTGTACCTCGGATAACCCAAAGGTTGCAATTGCCGCTCCTAGACGACATGCCAAGAGTACAGCAGTTACTCTGTCTTATGTGCTTGCTAGTGTTCTTTTCCGTGACCGCTCCTATGTGCTTATTATTTCTGATACAATCACACAGGCGACACAGTTCTTAAACGACATCAAGCAGCAACTATACGATAACGACAAGATCAAAACACTATTTAACATTGGTAGTTTTGATAAAGACACAGAAGATGACATCATTGTCAACTTCACAGATGGCCAGCAGTTCCGTATCTCTGCTAAGGGCTCTGAGCAAAAGATGCGGGGTCTAAAATGGAACAACAAACGACCTGATCTCATTGTTGGGGATGACTTAGAGAATGACGAGATTGTCCTTAACGTGGAACGCAGAACAAAGTTCAAGCGCTGGTTCTACGGAGCTGTCATTCCCAGTTTATCTACACACGGGGTCATCCGGATCGTTGGCACGATTCTCCATGAAGATAGTTTCCTTAACAATCTTATGCCCAGTGAATGGGACAAAAGGACGGTTATCACCGACCTTAAAACGTATCGAAACAATCCTCGTCGGGGAGAATGGCTATCAGTAAAGTACAGGGCACATAATGACGATTTTACAAAGTTTCTATGGCCTTCTCACTACACTAAAGAGTGGTTTCTTGCAACTAAGCAAGATTTCATGGACCGAGGACTACCTGACGTATACTCGCAAGAGTACCTCAACATTCCGATTGATGAGTCAGTAGCGTATTTCAAACGATCTGATTTTCTGTCTGAAACAGTAGAAGATCGTAAGACACGGCTAAACTACTACATTACAGTAGATTTAGCTATCTCAGAAAAAGAAACAGCAGACTACTCTGTATTTCTGATTGCTGGGGTTGACGAGAATAAGATTCTACATGTCAAAAATATCATACGGGATCGTATGGATGGGCGAGAGATTGTAGACACTATTCTCAGTTTACACAAGATCTACAACCCTGAGTTTATTGGTATCGAAGAGATGCAAGTGTCCAAGGCAATTGGACCATTCCTTCGAGAAGAGATGGTTAGAACAGGGACATACCCTTCTGTCATCCCACTGAAAACAATGGGTAAAGATAAAATTGCACGAGCACGCTCTATTCAAGCTAGATGCCGTGCAAAATCAGTCAAGTTTGACAAGTCGGCTGAATGGTACCCAATCTTTGAAGATGAATGTACCAAGTTCCCTCGCGGGACAAGAGACGACCAAGTAGATGCATTTGCCTATATGGGATTGATGCTTGACTCTCTAATCGAAGCACCTACCGACAAGGAAGTGATTGACGAAGAATACTATGATCAACTACGAGAATCAGGACAATCCGACTCAGGCCGCTCCGCAATCACAGGATACTGATCCAGAACTTAAAAAGTTTCTAGAATCCAACAATATTCTAGAAAAATTAAGTGATGAGATCAAGGAAAAGATTGCCAGTCAGGTATCTGAAGGTTACGAGTACGATCTAGCTTCCCGCAAATCTTGGGAAGATAACTTACAGGAGTGGACAGACCTTGCCCTTCAGGTGCGAGAGGAGAAGAGTTGGCCTTGGCCTAAGGCTAGCAATGTCAAGTATCCGCTACTCTCCATTGCTTCGATGCAGTTTAATGCTAGAGCATACCCGTCTCTTATCCCTGCTACTGGTGATATCGTTAAATGCTCTGTAATTGGATATGATCCTCAGCAGACTAAGCTAGAGCAGGCTAAGCGAGTTAGTAAATTCATGTCTTACCAGCTTCTCCACGAGATGAAGCACTGGGAAGAGGACATGGATCGTATGCTAATTATGCTCCCAATTGTCGGGACCATCTTTAAGAAGACCTACTACAACTCCGTCTGCAAGCATACAGTTTCAGAACTAGTTCTACCAAAAAACCTAGTAGTAAACTACTGGGCCAAGAGCTTGGACACTGCTGAACGAATCTCTGAAGTTATCTTGCTAAACAAGAGACAGATCAAAGAGCGTCAGATGTCCAAAATCTATTCGGACGTAGAGCTTGGAGATCCTCAAGTTATCATTGATAACAAGAAGCCTGTTGCTGTTATCCAAGACGACACGCTGCCATATCAGATCATTGAGCAGCACACGTTCTATGATCTAGACGGTGATGGCTACGCTGAACCATACATCATTACTTTTGAGCGCACTAGTAAAACCCTATTGCGTATGGTTGCCAGATTTGACGAAGATACTATGTATCTGTCCGATGATGGCGAACTACAAAAGATTGATGCCATTCAGTATTACACTAAGTTCAGCTTTATCCCTAATCCAGACGGTGGGTTCTATGATATTGGTTTTGGCGTCCTTCTAGGACCTCTAAACGAATCTGTAAACACCTTAATCAATCAACTGATTGATGCGGGTACAATTAATAACCTACAAGGCGGTTTCTTAGGCAAGGGTCTGAAACTAAAGATGGGGGACAGTGGATGGACTCCAGGTGAATGGAAGACAGTGCAAACTGCTTCTGATGACCTGAGAAAGCAAATCCTACCAATCCCTGCTAAAGAGCCTTCAGAAGTTCTCTTCCAACTGATGGGGACATTGATCACCTCCGGAAAAGAGCTGGCAAGTGTGGCGGAAATCTTTGTTGGAAAGATGCCCGGGCAAAACACACCTGCAACGACAACGATGGCCACTATTGAACAGGGGATGAAAGTATTCACCGCTGTTTATAAGCGAATTTATCGCGCGTTGTCGGAAGAGTATAAGAAGATTTTTGGTTTAAACCGTGTGTATCTGGACGGCGACAAGTATCAGGCTGTATTAGACAAGCCTGTTACTGTGGATGATTTCAACGACAAGTTGTATGATATCTGTCCAAACGCTGATCCTTCAACACCAACTCAAACTGAGAAGCTAATGAAGGCACAGGCTCTACTAGAGCTACTGCCAATCGGTATTCTAGACCCATTAGCGGTTGTAATGCGTGTGTTAGATGCTCAAGAGCAGCCAAACGTAGAACAACTACTAAATGCACAAGTCCGTGAAACTGGACAGTTCCAGCCTCCACCTGATCCAAAACTCCAAGAAATGGAGATGAAGCAACAAATGGAACAAGCCAAAGCTTCAGTACAGATTCAGGCGCAGCAGTCAAAGATGGAACTAGAAAAACGTGACAAGATGATGCAAATGCAGATGCGTCAGCAAGAGCACGCCCAGGAAATGGAAAACAAGAGACAAACCGCAGTAATGGACGGCCAAATTGCGGAACATAAGCAGAGAATTTTCTCTGTCACTGAACAAGCCAAAGTCAACCAACAGATGACTCAAAAGCACGTTCAGCATCAACAGTCGATGGAACAAGCTAAGGAGAAGCAAAAATTAGCGAATCAACAGACAAAGAGTACTTCCAAGCCTGGAAAGACCACCCGGTAACTAAGCAGGTAATGCAGACGTTCGACAAGCGAGCGGCACTGTTAACTGAACAGCTACAATCAGCGGCAGGTCTAAATCCACGAATGGATATCTTTAACTCAGGCTATATTATGGCCGTTAAGGATCTCCTACTAGTAGAGCTAGAAGATACTGAGGAGAGTTCTTAATGATTTATCCATGTGGTCATCGTGTGCTAGTAAAGCAAACTGATTATGACGAACATGATGAGGTCTTCAAGTCAGCGAAAGCTGCCGGACTAGTTATTGAAAAGAACAAAGAAGTTCGATATCAAGCTAGTGTGGATGAAGGGGTTATTATTGCTATTGGTTCAACTGCCTGGAAAGACTTTGGCGGTGAGTGGGCTAAGGTAGGCGATACAATCGTATTTGCTAAAAACGCAGGTAAGTTTGTAAAAGACCCAGACGATGAAGATACTCATTACGTAGTGCTCAACGACGAAGATGTTGTTGCAGTAATTAAACAAGGATAAATATGACAACAGAGAACACCCAAGAAGGTACTCCAACAGGTACTGAGCAGTCAGAAGCCCCTCAATACACCCAGATTGAACTGGAAGCTATTGATCAGGGTTGGATTCCTAAGGAGGAGTTTGATGGCGATCCATCGCTCTTTATTGACGCCCCAGAGTTTGTTCGTCGAGGTGAACTATTCCGTAAGATTGAGACACAATCACGGGAAATCAAGGCTGTACGAAACGCTCTAGAAGCGCTTAAGCAGCATCACACAAAGGTAAAGGACACAGAATACAACCGCGCCCTAAAGTCGCTGCAAGATGCACGACGCCAAGCTGTGGTAGAGGGTGAGCACGAACGTGCCTTTGCCCTAGAAGAGAAGATTGACGAGATTAAGGAAGAAAAATCTCGACTTGTTGACGATGTTCAAGCAGCATCTGTACAAGAAGACACATATACACCTGACTTCCAAGAATGGGTGGATCGGAATAGTTGGTACGAAACAAACGATGTTATGCGTGCCACTGCCGATGCCCTAGGGGTCAGACTACATAAGCAAGGACTTTCTCCCAAGGAAGTCTTAGGTAAGGTAGAGCGGGAGATTAAGAAGGAATTTGCTCACAAATTCAAGACTAATCCAACCTCTCGTCCGAACCCGGTGGAGACACCAACACGTTCTGGCGGAACAACGGATCAATTTCAAATGACCGCGCAAGAAAAAGACATCATGCGAAAGATCGTAGGGACCGGCGTTATGTCTGAAGCCGACTACATTAAAGAACTAAAGTCCACCCGGAAATAAGGAGATTATATGACTCGTGGTGCAAATAGCGCAAGTGCGCAACGTGTAAAGCGGACCCCTATTAACGGGCGCAATGTTCTAACTGTAACTGGCAAAGAGCCGGGATATGTTTATCGAGTTGTGAATGATTCGGGAGATCGAGTTCAACAATTCCTTGATGCGGGCTATGAAAAAGTTCTTGCTAACGACGTACAAGTTGGTGACAAAAGAATTAATTCAGCTAGCCCAGAAGGTTCTGTAGCTCAAGTATCTGTGGGTGACGGCCAAAAGGCAATCGTTATGCGAATTCGTGAAGAATTCTATAAGGAAGACCAAGCAGCCAAGCAAGCACATGTGAACGAACTAGAGAAGAGTATCAAACAAAATCTTTCTGGTGCCGATTACGGCTCCGTGAGTATTACTCGCGGCACTACGTAATCATAAAAAGCGCCGGAAACCATATTTGGAGAAATAACTATGGCTAGTGTTCTAGCAGGTTTTCGGCCTGTAAAACATCTAAATGGCTCGGCCTATAACGGTCAAGTCAATCGCTATATGATTAGTGCGTCTGATACAGCCGCCACTAACGTAGGCGATTTCGTTCAACTGTCTGATAACGCTGCGCTGGTTGACACACCTGCTGGCTTTGGTGTTTATCCTGCGGTTGAACGTATTGGTTCAGGTACCGCGGTTCCTATCGTTGGTGTAATCGTAGGCTTTGAGCCCGATTATTCAAACCTGAATGCAGGTAACTATCGTGCAGCGTCTACTCGGCGTGTTGCACTGGTCGCTGATGCAACTGATCTAATCTTCGCTGGTCCACAAGACGGCGGTGGTGGTGTTGTAGCTGCGGCTTCTGTCGGTCTAAACGTCGCTATCAACCTAGGCACAGCCGCTACTACAGCGCCCTATGCTTCAGGTATGTCAGTAGATAGCTCAACAGTTGCGACAACTGCGACTCTGCCTCTACAGATCGTTGGTGTAACTGCTGCTCCTGATAACGATGAAACTTCAACTTCCCGTCCTGCGGAACTGCTTGTTCGTGTAAATACGTCAGCGTTCGGTTGGGCTGGTATTGCTGGTGTATAAGGAGTAAGTTATGTCAATCATCAATAGTGGTAGTTTTGCAAAAGCACTGTGGCCTGGCGTTAATGCTTGGTACGGTAAGGCTTATAGCGAATATCCAGTAGAATGGACGAAGCTGTTTGAACAGCACAAGTCTACACGTCAGTTTGAAGAGGACGTTGGTGTCTCTAGCTTCGGCCTAGCGGTCGTTAAGCCAGAAGGCTCACCAATTTACTACGATTCTGAGCGTCAAGCGTTTATCACGCGCTATCAGCATGTGACATACGCCCTTGGTTTCATCATCACTCGTGAAATCATGGAAGACGACCAGTATGCTGTAGTTGGTCAACGTAAGGCCCAAGGTTTAGCGTATTCAATGCGCCAAACCAAGGAAATCGTTGCTGCTAACGTATACAACCGTGCATTCAACACCAGCTATGTTGGTGGTGATGGTTCTACCCTAATTGCTGCTCC